GTTACTGTTGGAATTATTAAAATTTCCCCAGGACGAATCCTGGTTATAAAACTAATTCTTCGATAATTACGAAGACAGGATCGCCCTGATGCACCTCATATTGAGGCTGCTCGCCACTCTAGCATTTAAGCTAGGTAAAAAGCCAATGTGTCGGAGGAGCTTGATAACAAATAAGATTGTAATCTTCGCCAACCGATACATGGACAACATACCTATACTTTCCGGCTGAATAACCGGCATAAGTAACCTTCTCGTACAAAATTTGTTCCATAGAAGGATTTTTAAGCAATTGAGAGCTTGTATCCATATTTGTAATGTTACAAGCTAAAGTGAATCTAGTATTTGAATAAAACGGACATTCAATATCCACACAAGGTTTATATCTAAGGTCTGTAATATCCATTCCCTGAGATCCACTAGGGAAAAGGTCCATTATGGTATCTGGTACAGAAAAATTCTGCACACCAGTACTAGGAGCTCCAGCTACTGTACTATCAGAAACTTGCCTTTCTATAAGCAAAGTTCCGCTAGCATCACTAGCAACGGAGTTTCCTGCATAAACGTACACTTTCCATCTCATTGCGCCCCTTTTAGCCAAATAAGCAGGTGCTAAATAACTCTCATAACAATTCCTTCTATTTAAAGGATCAGTTCTAAGAGTTTCTGGAGCAAAATGCGGAAATGACATGGTGACTTGTTCACCTGTCGTTTGCGCATCTCCAGTATTAGCAACATTAAACATGACTATAGTGGGTCTTTTGAGTATTGATCTGACTGAAGGCATTTTCTCTCCAAAACATGTTAAGAGATCATTTGCAGTATCAGCCGTATCGACCATTACTTTCTTTTCCCATTGAGTCAAACCAGAAGTTGGTACGAAATAATCGTTTTCCCAACCTCCTATGGTTTGAGCAAATACTAAATCTTCATCACATCTACAGTACAAATTGACATCAACTCCTGCACCAGAACCTGGTGCACTGGTAACAGTACCAGGAGCAGTTAGCTCATTAAGTATTGTAACTGTAAGCATTCCGAGATCAGTATCTTGGGAATATACAGAGTGTAATGCGAAAGTAGTATCACTGTACGATGATGGAGTCATAGTACTAGTAGTGATATCTCTACATTTCAAAAATGGATTGTGATTGATAAAATCAATCTCAAATTCCATACTTTGCGTCTCAGCGATATTCATAATCACTGTCTGACGCGTATTAACACTCGTTGATGGAACATCAGTAGCAGCCACAGCGCCGTTCTTAATAAACGGATCAAACTGTATCTGCAATGCTCCAGCATGGTATTTAGAACAAACTACTTCAATGCGGTAAACAACTTTACCTTTCCAATATTTGAAAAGATGACCAATGTGACCTGCTGGAGAAGGCTGCAACGCTTGTCGCGTTGGAGCAGCTCCATAAGTTCCAGTGGCTCTTACATTAATTGGACTAACTACTGTTGCCAAAATAACTCCGGTAGTACCGGCAGTTACAAATTGACCAGTAGTTCCAAGCCATTTCGCTTTAGTAAGCCATTGTTCTTTCTTAACTATCGATGACAATACCATATCATCGTTAGTACCCCAGCCAGCAATTCTAGGATCTATAGTAAGTTCCTGATTAGGATCCATACTCATCTTAATTGCTGTGTCTTCTGTCACAACATTAGCAAGATTTCTATATAATCTTAAAACTCTAGGTTGGGGATTTACGACTGAAGGAGGGTTTGAAAAACCAAATAGTCTAGCAACAGATCCTACTGCATTTGCTCCTATTTCAGTAGCTCTTGCAAAATTTCCAATAACTGGAACATTTGTAAGCTTACCTGCAATATTAGCTATAGTACTAGCTGGAGCTGAAACTATTCCATCTTCAGCCTCACACTCTTCGACTCCTTGTTCTTTGAATTTTACTTTTCTTCTGACTTTACCTCCTGCAGTAGGAGTAAAATCAGTAGGCATGTATAATTCAACGTCAGTAGCCCAGGCAAATACAGCAACATTCATAGTAGTTGTAGCATCTGGATTAGCTATTGACAAAGTATTTAAATCGACTACTGCAAGTTTGCCAAGCGATACTTTAGCATCATCAGCATCTCCTGCAATAGGAAGAAAATTTTTATGGTAAATGAATGGTAATTTCATTTCTAAGACATTATTTTCTGCCGGATCAATCAGACCAGAAATTGGATAAGTAGATACGTATTGCATATACGCTTCTACGCTTCCACTAGCTCCTGATCCATATAAGGTATTATAATTATTATACCATATTTCATTATTATCCCCATAAGGAACATAATTAACCATCAGCCTCCCATATTGGAATGGAGTAGCTGATGGTACGATCCGAACATGTAAATTGCATCTTAAAAAAGCAAAATTTTCTAATTTCGATTTGACAAAAGAGTCAGATTGCCACAAAGTCCAAGGATCTATTGTGGTCTTAACGGCAGAGTTTACAGTCCAAGTGAATTCAGTCAATTTCACAGGACGTTCTAAAACTTTTGCCAAAGGCGTTGTATCTTTAATTCCATCATCAAAAGCTGATAAATCATTATCGACATCAACGCCATAAGTTGAAACTCCTGATACATAAGTAACAGTTTGTTCAACAGTTTGTGCAGATGTAACATTTGTTACTTCTACTGAGTCATCTGCTATTTTCTCAGTAGTCGTTTCGTTTGTTTGTGTTTCAGCAACCCGGTGGGTTTCGGTTCAGAGAGCTGGGTCAAGCCACTCAGACTAAAAAAGCCTTTTTCACCTATTTCCGGATACGGTAGCCATTATTTATAAGCAGGCACACACTCATATCAATAGGGCTAAATAACCCTCCTGCTGTCACTAGCACGCTTCTCATACAGACATTACGGAAAAATACTTCTGCTTAAGTGATCGATACTAGCCGCTGATTGGCACAGTCATCACAGCTTAGACTTTGTGTTGGACTCAACTGATCTATCCTCAAATCCGGATATATATCCGAAGACCAAGGATTTTCATGTTGGTCAACAATTCGACATTTCATTTCCTGATATGTTGGGTATTTGTGAAATGAAATGTCTGAATCAAGCATCATTAATTTACAACGAGAAATACATTTATTATATTCGTCTTCTCCATATTGGAAAAACTCATAGAAAGAAGAAGTTAACGAAGCACATACTTTTTGGTGATCCGTAAGCGGACCTTCACGTATTGCCATAGTCAACATCTTCCCTATTGAAGCTTTTTCAATAGGACAAAGAACATAATCTAATTTATCATCATAAACAAATTTACGCTTGCAAATAGTAGCGTTGCATACATCAACGCTACCGTAAATATCATCAGTTTTTTCAGCATTTGTATATTTAATCCCAACTTTTTTAAAGAACAAATGTATAGATCTGAAATTAAACACTGATATATATTTATCAGAGACCGTAAAAGTATTGTCATCTCCCATAGAGAAAAATACTACGTTCTCTTCAAATTCTTCTAATGATTCTTTAGTAATATCTAACCACGCTAAACGTATATAAATAGAATTACAAATATCATTACAAAGAAAAGTCGTATAAATGCCTGAAGATAGAGATCCATTTACTCCTATAAAATTCCTATTAAAAAGAATAATTGGATTACTTACTTCAGTTCCCAAAACACGAAAGATATTTTCAAGCTCTAAGATATCGCCATT